TACTCTTACACTATTTGAAAATCTTCCAGTTTGATTTATTAGTGCAGGTCTTCCCATATTTCTTCTAACTTCTGCAGGTAATCTTGTATTTATTGCTGCTTGTATCTTTGCTAAATTTAACTGGTCTCTTCCAGTTTTTCCTTTTTTCCCTTTTTTCTGTGAACTTGCTACTGCTCTAACTGTTGCTGCTTTTGCTTTGCTTGATTCTTTTATAAACTTTTTTACAGGAGCTTTACTAATCTTTTTTCTTTTTTTAGTTGCACTTGCTGTTCTTTTCTTTGTTGTTTTACCTTTATAAGCTCTTGGTTTCTTTCCTTGAGCAATAGCTGTAATATCTGCTACTATTTTTCCCTCTATAGAAGGGGAACCTACCACATCGCCTATATCTACTTTCTTTAAAAATCTTGCTAAATTATCAGGTATCTCTTTTCCTCGCATAACATTACCTGCTCCCTTTTGAAGAATTGTTTCAAAAGTTTTTTTAAACTGATTATATTTAGGACTTTCAATATTTAGTTCTAAACCAATTTTTCCATTTACAGTATTAATAATTTTATTTTTTGTAGCTTGAACATCAAAAGATTCTCCTTCTTTAATTGTTTTATTATATGCGTCAATTAAAGCATCATAGGTATCCACTCCCTTTACAGGTTTTTGTCCCTCTGTATATGGAACTTTTTGTAAAAGTTCAAACCCAAACATTAATGTTTGAACTTGTTTTTTTACTACTCTTATGTCTGCTACTGTTTTAACACCAATCTTTTTTAAATTAGCGATTTGAGTGGGTCCAACTTGTTCAAAATTTTCAAGTTTTGTATTTCCATGAGGAGTAAAATTCTCAGAAAAAGCAGATATTGAATCTTCTAATTTTTGATAACCTTGTGCTACTAAAGCAAGTTGAACACTAATAGGAGTTACGGTTAAGTGACCCATTTGTTGACCTGTTCCTGAACCATCAACTAATTTAAATAAATCTTTACAGTGATTAGAAAGCTCATTATAAGCACTATATACCATTTTTCCACCTCGGAATCTTTGCATACTTTTATTTTGTGCTGTACCTTCAATTTGTATAGGTTCTCCTGAGTCTTGTGCTCTTTTTAAAACTTCTTCTGCTCCAGCTTTACTCCTTTCATCAAATTCTCCTATTTCTGAAAACTGATTAACTATACCTGGTAATACTTTATTTAGTGTTTTTATATTTGCCACTACTTTAAATCCTTTTTCCATAACTCGATTTAAATTTACAAAATGTTTTGTAGCTCTATCTAAAGTTGGTCTTACCGCTGTAGCAGTTAAATCCGATAATCTTTCTTCAAGTTCTTCAATTAATTCACTTGTTGTTAAGGCATTAACAGGTTGTCCTTGAGAATTTACATTTGAAAGTTTTGCTTTTACTTTTCTTCTACGTTTATCAGACATTATTTATACAGTTTATAGAAATCAAGAATCCTTTTTATGTGGTCAGGAAACCCAATGTTTTCTCTTAGGCTGGTAGTAACTTGGTTACTAATCTGAGCTCCACTTATAGAAAGTCTTTCTTTTCTTTCATCTTTTAAGTAATATTTTACTAAGTCAAAAAGTGCTAGTTTTAAATCTCCAGGAGTACTTGCGTATCCTGCTCTATAAACTACCTTTACTGCTTTTCTTCCTTTCGGAAAAGCTTTATCAGTAGTATCTTCAGTTCTAAAAATAGTATCGGTTTCTTCATCTACAGTATATTCATATTTGCCACTACCATCAGAATTTTCGGATATGAGGGTCACATATGCACTGGCTTGTCCATCTCTTTCTTGGACTGAAGTTATACTTACTATTGGACTTTCATCTAGCATTATTGCAGTAGTATGATTATCTTTTATATCGAAGAACTCCGTTTTAGCAGAGCTATAAAAGTCTACAAACGAAGTTCCGCAATATGTTTTTACGGCTTGGCTCACAGACGGAATGATAACATTCAATTTCGCATCTTCCGACACGCCATTGAGCCCAGCAAAATCTTTGTACTGTGCTAATGTTATCAAATTTGTTCCGCCTTGTGATACTGCCATAATTATAAGTGAGGGGATAAGGCTCCCCTCGAGCCATATCAATCTATTAGTTAGATTTGTATTTAAGAGCTTGTACTGAGTCAGCACCATCGATTAGGTCTAAGAAACCTATTCTTTGAGAAGCCACTAGGACTCTTCTTTGGTTTGCGACATCGTAGTCAGATTCTACTGTAACACCTCTTAATCTAGGCATTACGTAGTTTCTTGGGTATACAGCTACAGAGTTAAATTTAGAGTGAGCTTTAGCAGCGAATTCATCACAGATAAGTACTCTTGAACCAAATACTTGCCCGATTTCACCACTTAGCTTAGTAGCCATGTCACCAACTAAGTTCACATCTTGGAACTCAGCGTCGTTTAACAAGTCATAGTACACATCTTGAGATACTATGTAAACTACTTCACTTGGGTTAACACCATATTTACCCATTGCTTTTCTTAAGCTTAGTAAGTCAGCTGCAGTAACAGCGTCAGTAGCAGCAAATGTACCACTTGGCTGTGTAGTGTTTGAGTCGTTTGCCGCTAAGTGACAAAGTCCTTCAAAAGATGCTCCAGAAGTTCCGAATGCACCATCAGCGTCATCTCCTACTAAGATAGCGTTTTCAATTGCTCTAGCGTGAGACCTAACCATTGACTCTCTAATTAACGGAAGAATAGGCAAGATTGCATCTTCTTCAGTTTCATTTCCTATAAAGGAAGTAGAGATTAATTTTTTAGTTGAGAGTGTTCTCTCAGTCATATCGATACCACCCGCTGAACCTGGGTTGTATGCGTCTCCTCTCTGAGCTAAGTTACCATGTGGTGAACTACCACTAGCAGCTTGGTTAGCAGTAAATTCTGCGTAACCAGAGTCAGGTAGGATTGGAATGATTTGAGTCGCAGAAGTCATTGGTATTTCTCTAAATAGAGGTGCTAATACTAATTCATTCTGGATATCTCTTTCAATGTTAGTTGAAACAACTTGCTCAAAGTCAGCAGATGAAACACCAACACCAGACATGGCGTTAACTTTTTCCATTACTGATTTTGCAAGGTCAGTTTCAAAACCTTTTCCAGTAGCTAGACCAAGCATTTTTGCGTCCATAATGTCAGCTTCAAATGCTTTTTTCCAGTCACTATTTCCTCTGTCAGAGAAAACCCTTTTAGATTCTCTCATAGCTTCTATTTCAGCACTTCTGTCTTTTAATTCAGACTCTAAAGACTTAATTACAGTCTCTAAATCTTCGTGCTTGTTAAGAACTCTATCTTCAACATCAGAAATTAGCTTTTCTGCTCCAGTCATAACTGATGTTACAACTGTTTTCTGTTCTTCCTGCTTTGCTTCTTCAGCAGCCTTCACTTCAGCTTCCTCAACAGATTTTTCTTCCGCCTCAGCAGCTTCTTTTGCTTTCTGCTCAGCTTGATTCATAGCAATCTTAGCAGCAGTATCTTCTGCTACTTGTTTTGCAAATGCTTCAAGGTCAAAGCCTTCAGGAGTTGTTTTATTGTCTTCAGACATATTTTTCTCCAAAATTGAGGATTTCTCCTCGCTTGGCTGCTCAATTTCAACAGCGTCTGCTGAGTCCATTGAGTTAGCCTTTACAAAATTCTTCTTAAACTCCTCATAGTCGTCCATATTATCAAAAGACTTTGCTAGAGAGAATGTTGCTCCCTGATTGCAAGGTACTGATACTACAGAAACTTCAAAAAGTTCAGCGTCCTTTATCTTGTATCCGTCGGTTTCGGTCATATAATCAGCGTCCTTCACTCTGAAACCAACAGAAAAAGCTCCAAGGACACCATCTTTAATTAAATCTTTAACATCGCCCGCTGCTTTAGATATCTTCGCTGAGATATCTAATCCTTTGTCGTTCACTTCTAAACCTGTTGCTCTTCCAATAGGTTTATTGTAATCGTGATTAAACAATATAATAGGATTATTTTTAAAGTTTTCTAAACCACCTTTAGTCCAAGCATCTGCCTCGATAATATCTCCAGCTCTGTCAAGACCGTTGGTACTAGCAGACCCTTTAATGTCTATACTACCATCATCTTGCTCGCCTAAACTTTTAAAAGTAGAAGTATAATGAAATATTTTATTCATAATTAATCACCTTTCTTTT